AGCCAAGCTAGGACTCAATCGTGAGTTGGTAGATAGCTACGCCGCCGGTCAAGTCGCTCTCATGGAGAACCAACAGTCGGATATCAAAGGTTTAGCCGGTAACGACTACGACGCCATGACGGAATGGGCGGGTCAAAACCTCACCGACGAAGAGATGAACACCTACAACGAGGTAGTTACCTCCGGTTCCGTAGAACACGCCAAGCTTGCAGTCAGCGGTTTACACGCACGGTTTCAAGCGGCCAACGGTTCAACGGCTCCAAAGCTCGCTATGGGGTCTACGACGGGTTCAGCGACTTTACCATATCAATCCATGCAAGAGGTCACCAGAGCGATGAACGACCCTCGATACAAGAGCGGAGACAAAGCGTATCACGCCGAGGTAGACCGACGACTAGCAGTAAGTAACATTTAACTAAGGAACATCATGCAATACGTACAAGAAAACTGGGAATTGATTCTAGGCATACTAACGGCGGCTGTAGCTCTGGCTTCGGCTGTAGCGGCTATAACGCCTACTCCAAAGGACGACGGCATCGTTAAGAAGCTGTACAAGATCCTCGACCTGTTGGCGTTGAACGTCGGCAAGGCCAAAGAGAAGTAATGGGGATCATAGCATCCATACTTAAAACGATAATCGAATTCTTCCTCAAGGAAACCGTCAATGAAATCAAGAAACCAACGACCGCTTCGGACGTTCACAAGCTGGAGTCTGAAGACAGGGATCGTTTGCAGTCTGCTCTTCGCAAGCGGTTGCGGAAGTAAACGGATCGTCTTTGTTGACGGTTCATTCGAATCTACCGACGTTGTTCGCCTAGCAGACGACGTCAAAGGTCACGTCTATTTTCCTACGCCTGAGGGCGGTTGGGAGAAGAGTTCCAACAAGGTGACCTTACCCGAAGGATGGTACGCAATACCGCTGACCTCCGACGACTAACACTTTATCACGCATTAAGCGACGAAGACGACTTGGCCGGGTGCGCCCGACAACCACGATTCCGACCGACGCTGTAGGCGGTTAAAACAAACCACACTACTAACAATTATCATAAGGATTATATACTATGGCTAATGGAGATACTGCTCCCTCGCGCGTCGGTCAGATTAATTCAGCAGGAGGCACTAACGAGCTTTTTCTGAAGAAGTTTGCCGGTGAAATATTAACGACGTTTGAAGAGAATAACGTATTCAAACCACTACACACTGTTCGTACCATCGAGTCAGGTAAGAGCGCTTCTTTCCCCGTTACGGGAATCGCAACCGCCGCTTACCATACTCCCGGTCAGAACATTGCCGAACACGGCGCAGGTGCTACGTACTTGAGCGACCCGAAGAAGAATGAACAAATCATCACTATCGACGACGTTCTTTTAGCTTCTACGTTCTTGGCTAACATCGACGAACTGAAGAACCACTACGACATTCGTTCCGTCTACTCGACAGAGTTGGGCCGTGCGTTGGCTAACAGGTTCGACAGAGCGATTGCCAAGGTGTTCATAGGTGCTGCACGTACGACTACTCCTGGCGTAACCGGTGGTAACGTAGGCGGCGAACTCGACGTTTCTCAGAATCTACTGCGCGCTCCTGCCGGTGCTGGTTCGGACGCCGATACTACCGATCCCACGGGACCAGAACTCATCGCTGCTCTGTTCACAGCCGCCGCTGGACTCGACAACAACGACGTCCCTGCTGACGGTCGCTTCTGCGTTCTTCGTCCGCAAGAATACTACAAGCTCATTACGGGCGGTGACGGTGCGTTGGTTGTTGCTACTTCAGCTTCAAACAAGGACATCGGAGGTTCCGGTTCACTCGCTTCGGGAACTATCCCGTCTGTGGCTGGCATCAGCATCTACAAATCCACTCACGTCCCATCGACGAACATGGCTTCCTCTGGAGGTACTTCTTCGGGAGACGAGGGTGCAAGCAACGACATCTTCGCCGCTGGCGATGGTTATGACGGCGATTTCTCCAACACATGTGGCATCGTCGCCCACCCATCCGCTGTGGGAACTGTCAAGCTTCTCGATCTCGCTACCGAGTCCGAGTATCAGATTGATCGTCAAGGAACGCTTTTCGTAGCGAAGTACGCAATGGGTCACGGGGTTCTCCGTCCTGAGTGCGCTATCGAACTACACAAGTAGTCCTCACACTCTTGCTGCGGCGGGGGTCGGTATAGAAAGGTTTTATCGTTTTCCTTCCTTTAACCCGACCTCCGCCAAAGCTTTAATTTATTACATACAATGGCACTCACAAGTAAGTTAGAAGCTGTTAACTCCATGTTAGGCGTGATAGGCGAAAGCCCCATCAACACTCTCGGAGGAACCAGCGTTCCCGTATCAGTCGTTACAGCCGAATCCTTATTGGACGAAGTAACGCGCGAGATACAGAGCGATGGTTGGCACTTCAATACCGAACACGACTACGACGTAGTCAGAGACGCCGTTACCAATAAATTCGTGTTACCGTCCAACACGCTCAAGATCGACACCGAAGCTGGTAAATACACCGACATCGACGTTGTTCAACGAGGAGCGAGCCTGTACGACAGGAAGAACCACACGGACGTATTCACGGAAGACCTCAAGGTCATTATCACTTTTCAATTGGACTTCACGGAGATGCCGGAACAGTTCCGCTACTACGTCTTGGTCCGCGCCTCACGCAAGTTCGCTAATCGTTTTCTCGGATCACAAGAGATAGAAGCGTTTACGTTACGCGATGAGATCGAGGCTAAAGCACGGGCAATAGCGTCCGACAGCGAGAACGCCGACAGAACCATATTCGACAACTACGACGTACAGCGCGTCATCGACCGTTAAAGCGATGCCACTTCTTACAACCAGCGTACCAAATCTGGTACAAGGTGTATCGCAACAACCCGACAATCTTCGTCACCCCGGACAAGCGGAGGAGCAGGTTAACGCCTATAGCTCCGTTGTGGACGGATTGACGAAGCGACCGAACACGAACCACGTAAAGGATTTGTTCAGTTCTCCCGTAGCTACCGATTCATTGGTTCACTTCGTGGACAGAGACAGCGACAAGCAGTTCGCAATGGTGTTCAACGACGGTGGAGGTTCTACTACCGGCGTAAGTATATTTAACGTTTCTACGGGCGTGGGAGTACCTATTTCAATCAGCGCCAACGCTAGTCTGTACATGGCGACCAACAACCCTTTGAAGAACCTCAGAGCGTTAACCGTTGCGGACAACACGTTCGTCGTCAATAAAGACAAGACGGTAGAGACGGACACAACCGAGTCAGGGGCGTTAGCGAAGGAAGCGTTGGTATTCATCAAGCAAGGCGCGGCTAACACTAACTACTACGTAACGGTAGACGGTACACGCTTCGGAACAACAACGGGAAGCGGGGCAGGCAGTGCCGATAGTACGGCCATAGCTACCACCTTAAACACAACTTTAAGCGGAATAACAGGCACTGTTAGCGGCGTAACGATAGGCGGTGGTGGCGGGTCAGGATATGTACCTGGTGGCTCAACGATTATTACTTTTTCAGGAGGCGGTGGAAGCGGAGCGGCTGGGACGGTAGTCGTAAACGGTAGCGGAGTAGTAACGGGAGTTACGATAACCAATAGCGGTAGTGGTTACACTCTTCCACCAACCGCGACTATTAACGGTATTTTTAGCGGGTCGGGAGCCACGGCAACCGCCAGTATAGTTGGTACTGCGTCTCTTACAACCGAGCTTAAAGAAAACATCATAAAGATAAAGAAAGCGGATGATACGGACTTTACTATCTCCACCCAAGACGGTTTATCGAACACGGGTATGGACGCGATATACAAGGAAGTGGACTCCGTTACTAATTTACCTGCCAAATGTTTTAAAGACTTTCAAGTAAAAGTAAGAGGAGACGTAGAGCTTTCTCAAGACGACTACTACGTTAAATTCGAAACGAAAGACGGGGAGGACTTCGGAGAAGGAGCGTGGGTTGAAACCATTGGATTCGAATTAAAGACGACGTTGAAAGCGTCTACGATGCCAATGTCGATTTACCCCAACTCAGACTTCACTCGGTTTTACATAGACAGTGGTTCTTATGATAACGCCACTTCGACTTGGACTCCTTGGACGACTCGCTTGGCAGGCGACGACGAAACAAACGCCGTTCCGTCCATCGTAGGTAAAAAGATCAACGACGTATTCTTCTTCAAGAATCGTTTGGGGTTTCTTACGGACGGTACAGTCGTGTTCAGCGAAGCCGACAAATACTTTAACCTTTTCAGAACTACCGTGTTGACGCTGTTGGACGGTGACCCCATAGACGTGGGAGTTGCTCACACCAAGGTATCGACCCTCAAACACGCCGTACCGTTTCAAGAGAAGTTGATGTTGTTCGCTCCTCAATCACAGTTCGTTCTGCGAGGCACGGATTTACTGACGCCGAAGACGGTCAATATATCGCCGGTTACCCAGTACGACGTTGCTGACGACGTTACGCCGTTGGCTCTTACGAACTACGTTTACTTCCCGTTTAGTCGGGCCAACTACGAAGGCGTGTACGAGTTCTTTGTCGACGCTACTACGGACGTATTCGAGGCCGCTGAGATAACCGCTCAGACACCTAAGTACGTACCTACTTCGTTGCGGCAGTTGGTAGGCTCTCCGTCTGAAAGCGTAATCGTAGCTACCAGTAGTTCCAACTTAAAGCATCTATACGTCTACAAGTATTTCTGGCAGAACAAAGAGAAGATCCAAAGCAGTTGGAGTCGGTTTGAGTTTGCAGACGACATCGTTGGAGTTGGGTTTATAGACTCCGACCTTTACCTCGTCACTAACGACGGAACCAACACGAACCTAGAACGCATGTCGATGGAGTCGGGAGCGGTAGACACCGGTAAGGACTACGCCATATTGTTGGACAGACGTGTATCGAGTGGTGTGCTAGGTGCGTCGTACAACGTGTCTACTAAGAAAACTACCGTTACTTTAATGCCTTACGATCCCGTTAATTCGGTTGTTTATACGTCCAACGGCGAACGGCACGTTATCACGCGCACAGATTCCGACGAGTTTACGATAGAAGGATACATTGCGACTGTCGTTAAAAACGGAAGCACTATATACCGTTGTACCGCCGCCCACGTTTCATCAGCGGCAACGGAACCCGGTGTAGGCGGATCGTGGGCGTCCTATTGGGCGACTACTACCGACTTCACTTCAGCTACTCAATGGACTGTCGGACGGTCGATGATTTCCCAAGCTGATTGGTACGTCGGGCTTGAATACGACATGGAGTACACTTTCTCCACGCAGACGCTGAAGCAACCCACCGAACGCGGAGGGAAGGCGACCAGTAACTTTACTTTTCAGACGCTTCGAAACGGAGCTATCGACTACTCCGACACCGGACACTTTACGGTCGAGGTAACACCGCTTTATCGGGACACCTACAACTACGCCTTCAATCCTTCCACGTTGGGAGCCGACTCGCTACTAGGGTCGTTGGTAGTAGACAGCGGTTCGTTCCGTTTTCCAATTCACGCCAAGCACGACGAAGCGACCATCAAGGTCAAGTCTTCATCGGCGTTACCAGCCAAGCTATTGGCGGCGGAGTTCGAAAGCTTTGTAACGCCTCGCTCGCGTCGGTATGGATCGTAAGTTCGACGATTGTCACGTATCCAAAGCGATCATTGGTTTCGATGGTCCGGCTCTTTACGAGAACATGCGGGTCGAGGACATGCTTGAATGCATCGGTCTTGGAACGCATCCGAGAGTGGCGTGTGAACAATCGTATCACCTGTCGGACAAGTGCTATTCGATCAAGACGCACGATTACAGGCTCATAGCGAGCTTTGGCGTGTGTCCGACGGAAGACCCGAAGGTAGGGTGCGCTTGGTTACTTGGGACGGATCTTATGCCTACCATAAAGAAGACCTTTGTAAAACATTCTAAAGAGTACCTAGACGATTTAATGGGTGATTACGATTACCTCACTAACTACGTCAGTATGAACAACAAATTATCAGTCAGATGGTTAACCTGGTTGGGAGCCGAGTTCGGTGAACCCCACGGAGTTGACTATCGACGCTTCACCATTAATCGAAAGAATAAATAACTATGTGTCATCCAGCAGTTCTGGGCGCGATAGGCGTCGCTCAGTCAATGGCTCAATACGCGGGACAACGCCAACAAGCTAGACAACAACAGCGTTATCAAGCTCAAGCGGCGGAAGCGGAGCGTCAACGGTTTATTCAAGAACAGTCGGCCATGCGGATGAGACAAGCCCAGGAGCAAGAGGCGATGAACGTTGAATTGGGCGACATAGCTTTAAAGAGCCGAGAAGCGTTGTCTCGCGCCGGAGTGTCGGCAGGTGAGGCTGGGGTAAGCGGAGCATCCGTAGACGCCCTTCTAGACGACTATACGAGGCAGGAAGCGGACTATCGCGTCGCTGTTACCCGACAACAGGAACTTCAAAACATTAACACCGGTCTCGCTCTTACCGACGCCGGATACCGTACCATGCAAAACCAGATAGGCATTAACAAACCGATCAACCGACCAAGCTTCCTAACGGCGGGATTAGGGGCGGTTCAAGGCGGTATGAGCGGTTATCGGACGGGTATGCAAATCAAACAATCAATGGGCGGTTCTTCTTCTTCTTCGATGCCCAAGGGAGCGACGTACCTACCAAAGACTAACCAATACACAGACCCCTATTATTCATAATGGCTAACGGAAGAGTACAAACACAAGGCGTAGGATCTGCACCGAAGTTGCAAGCGGTCGTTAACGCCGGAGGTCAGTACCGCGTTCAAACGCAACAGGCGGGACGCAACAAGCTGATGGATCTGGCGGACTCGTTGTCGAAGGTCGGTTTGATTGCGAAGGAGTACGGAGCTTTAGGAGAGGTTCAAGCAGACATAGGCAGACAGAACGCGGCTACCGTAAGCGACGCCGACGTCATGAAGGAACTAAAGAACAGCGACCCTGACACTTTCTTCACTATTAAGAGACAACGGGCGTTTCGTAACACACTTTTAAAACGAGCCATCAGTAACAACCTGTTACCTTCCATGCAAGCGGAAGCGGATACGTTGTTGGATCTCGATAAGTACAAGAACCAAAACGAGTTCATGGGAGCCGTTAACGGGTTTCTCGACAAGAACTGGGAAAGCTTTTCCGAAGAAGTAGGTGGTGAAGTCGCTGGTTCAGACGCCGCTAAAGTGTTGTGGAACTCCGTTACGGGACCGTTCAAGAACAACATGCTCAAAGAGTACGACAAGAAGATGGACGCTTTCAACTTAGCGGGTCAACTGGATCAACTAGGTATTCAACTAGAGATGCACGGTAGACGCCAAACAGACGCCGTTACCCAACGACCTCTAAGGTTTGATCCTTCGGGACTGCAAGAGATAGCGAAACAACGTGAGGAACTGCTCATAGAGGACGGAGTGTTAGATAAGACGACCCGTAATAAAGTCATTGTACAAGCGTTCGCTACCCAACTCGATTCACTTTACGCCGCTGGGCGGTACGAAGATGCGGATCGCATGTTGTCGGCAATGAAGGTTATCCAGGTTAAAGGCAAGCCTATCTTCCGTACAACCACCGCTAAAAGTCTCATCAATCCCATTGAATCCAAACTCAACACGAAGCTCAATCAAGCGGACGTCGAGACGGACACGAAGAAAGGGAAGCGTTTCGGTAATAAAGTCGTAAGCGCTATGGCCGGTCTTAGACGTATTTCTAAAAGAGACGACGCAAGTCAAGCAACTATACATGAGATAAGAGACACGTTCATACAGTTGAATCCGTCTTTAACCGAGGAACAAGTCGAGGAGATGGTAGACGGTGTGTTTACTGGTTCAGGTAATCCTTTAACCGTGTATCGCGAGGCTCTTAGAAGTTTAGCCAATAACGGTGGAGACGCCGCCGACAAGTTGTACTTCGATAATTCCGACGACATCGACAGAGGTTACCAGATAGCGGAGACACGACCCATTACGGCAGGCGCAATCCCTGAAGACGTCAAAAAGGATATACTTAACCAATTTAGAAAGTGGCACAGCTATAACGAAACAAAAGGGTGGCAGGACTTCTTGAGGGAGACCGACCAAAACGTCGCTCCTTTCGATGCGTTGAAAGACGAGTCAGATAAATTAACGGCAGGTAACTACGTGCTCGACACGACTTACTACAAAAATCTGGAGACACGGCTAGAAGATCAAATAAAGGAAGTTGAGGAAGCGTTCAAGTTAGATGGAACTCCGCTTGCTGGTACAGGCTTAGGCAATAGTTTTAGAGAGGCTGTACTACCGCGCGTTCAAAACCGATTAGTAGAGAAAGCTAAAGAGTTAGCGAGCGAACCAGACGCCGATAAAAGGAGCGAAGCGTTACAAACGTACGCTAATGGGCTGTTACAAGAAGAGAGGGAGCGTTTTCAAGGCAGAGCAGAAGCTTCTTTGAACATAATGAACGCCTTAGATGAAACGGATATTAAAGGTCTGGAAAGCGTTAAACCTGAATCTGGAAAGATTAAAAAGGAAGACAGTTGGTGGTCACCTTTTGATGGCGGTCCTTTTATTTACCAATCGATAAAACCTAACGCCAACCCATCGCGTAGTTTAATCGAAGGAGACAGGCTTGAGATGATCAAGGCAAAGGAGCGCCGACATTTAGGTGTATCGTTATACCGATACGGTTTCGACAAGTACTCCAAGGACTCCCCTGCTTTGTTGGAACTGGCTGGAATGGACGCTGGAGACGTTAGCTTGTTCAAAGATCAAGGCGAGCTAAACCTAACGATGTTGCGGTGGGGTAACGTACTGCGTAAGGATGAATTAGGCGAGAAACTCACCGACACCGAAAAAGCCACCTTGGACGAGTTCCAAAAGTTTGGTGTGTACGACGGCGCTACGTTTGACTTGTTTTATGCGTTGCAAAAAAACCTCTTTAATTAAATTTAATGTCATCATTGATTGACCAATTAAACGCCTCTCACGACGCTGGTACTCTCGACACGTTCGATGGAAACGTAGATACGAAGCAACCACCACCTGCTAGATACCGTAGCCGTGGACGCACCAGCAACCCGTTAGGTTCGGGACAGATGGTCAGCACCAAGCAAAGCGGTTTTATACCGCCTGAAGTTGCTGAAGCGGTCATGCAAGCCAACGAAGAAGTAAGCAGTGGGGACTCCATAGGGGGTACGCTTGCAGGTGTAGGCGTCGAGATGGCTACAGGCATTGGTCTAACTTACAGTTTCCATCGTTCCGCAAGGTATTTAAACTGGCTAAACAACGCCAAGAGAGTAGCTACACTCGGTGTAGTCGCTCCTGAACCTACTACTACCGCAGCCGGTTTGGTGGGTATAGCGGCGACTGAGGCGGCTATATGGGGTTTCTCCAACTTTCTCGGTCAAAGCACTCGCAAGGCGTTCGGCGTTCAAGACGCTTATTCCGCCGGTGAGATGATTGCTTCTTCCGTGTTTGGTGTTGGTCTTGTAGCTACAGGCGTTGACAAGCTCGTCTTCAAGTTAGCTCCGGGCGTTGGTGCGATGAACGCTTGGAAAGGTAAGGAACTACTTGTTCACGGCACTAAGACTTTCGTTAGCGGTGCTGCTCTAGGTTTAGCTGAGTCAACGATGCGTCAAGAACTTGAACACGCGATGAACGGCAAGGACCGCAACGTGTACGACTATCTGTTCTCAGCGGGAGCGGGTGGCACGTTCAACTCTTTGTTCTCCATGTACGCCAGAACCGGTAAGTGGGGACGACAACAAGCTGCGAAAGCGGCAGAATCGGGACGTCTTAAATTAGAAGCGGATAAAGCCGCTCTTAAAAAACAACTTACGGCGGCTACTAAAGGCGGCGCTGGGCAACGGAACGCACGAATACGTAAAAACATAAACGAGATCGAGCAAGCCCAAGACGTCATAGACGACACTTTAAACGGCATTAACAAGGCCGACGAAGACCTAAGCAAAGCGGAAGCGTTAACCGAACCGGTCGCCAAGGTAGAAGGAACAACGTCGGAGCAGTTGAAGGCGTTTCGAGACACGAACAAACTACCAGAAAAAAGACGACAAGACGGTAGTCACGCGACACAAGTAGCGACGACTACAACCACGTACACAAAAATAAAAAAGCTGGTTAAATCTTTAGGTAAAGTGTTGGACTTCGGCGCTGGTAAGAACATCTCATCCAAAGCGGGAATTAAAGCGGATACTTTTGAGCCGTTCCCTGAGAAGGGTTTTGATCCTACGTTTACGGTCGCTTCAGCAATACCTGATAACTCTTATGACACCGTTATAAACAACGCAGTTCTTAACGTCGTTACACAGGACGTGAGGGACGGAATCGTAAGAGACATTGGTCGTGTGCTGAAACCGGATGGGCAAGCGTTTATAAACGTACGTGGAAAAGACGTGCTGAACAGTAAGCACACGGTAGTTAACGAACCGAATATGGAAGTAATCGTAAACAGCACGGGATCTTACCAAAAAGGTTTTACGGAAAACGAACTAACTGATTACTTACAAAACGTACTTGGTGACGGCTTCGAAGTAAGAGCTTCTTCTGCGGAGTTCGGTACGGTAAGCGCCGTTGTGACGAAGGCATCACATAAAACCGGAGTGCCTTTGTCAATCAAAGCTTTTCATGGCAGTAATAAAAACACACCGAAGGAAGCCGGTGGACAGTATGATAATCTACTTTCACACGAAGGTACTTGGTCCACAGCGTCTAAGGATCAAGCCTTAAATTACGCTCGCGACCCTATGCCTGGGGCAGAAGTTAAGTCGGTTGATGTAAAGCTACAAAACCCCAAGGTCATCGACATGACGGGGGTACGGGGCGACTTGGATGAAACTTTTAATGACCCTTCATCGCCGCTAGTAAAGGCGGTACGAGAGGCAAGGGAACAAGGCCACGATGGCGTTGTAGTTAAAAACTTCAATGAAGGTGAGCAATACAAAGAAGGGGAGGCGATACCTGATCAGTATGTTGTTTTCGCTACCGAAAAAGAAGGAAAACAGATACAGGGACTGATGGACGAAGCTCCTAAAGTCGAGACGGATCGAGACAAAGCTCTCAACGCCTTGACCGAACGTGTGGAAAACATCAACAGCGAGAACTTTACGCAAGAGCAACCGTTGCTAGAACTCGACGTTAAGAAACTTTACAACGAACAGGAAACGAAACGCATCGACGCCATACGTCGCATCGCGGACGACGGTAACGACAGGGAAGCTTTGCAGTCCCTACTTGATGAAGTCGTCTTTACGCGCAAGCTCAACACGCAGGTCAAAGACAGGATAGAGACCGCTGGTGGTCGATCCGTCCAAGCGGCGAGGAGAGACGCGGAGAAGTACAGGAAGACGTACGAGGACAACCCATACAGTTTCCGTTCCATGAAGGAAGACGCCGCCCTGGCGAAGCTGGAGCGGACGCTACGTGAGCGTTTGGACGGTGCGGACACCGAAGACATTCTTAATCTTTACGACGACTACCTAGCCATCAAGCCTCGCTTGAAAAAGGAAGGTAAGGCTCAAGACGCTAAAGAACGAAAAGCAGCGAAGCGTAAGAAGAAGATTGAAGAAGACACCGCTGGAGACCTCGATAAAACGGATGAGGAAATAGAGGCGGAGTTAAAAGAAAAAGCAGAGAAAGAAGGCGAAAAGCGTTTAGCTCAACTACGTGAGGAGCTAGAAAAACAACAAGAGATTTTTACACGACAACGGGACGAGCCTGAAGGTAAGCAACCAAGAGAGAAATCCGACGAAGAGTTGGACTTGGAACGTCGTATTAAGTTCTACAAGACTTCATCGAGAGAAGCAAAAGAAACGGTCGTCCTTGAAGAAAAGCTAAACAAGTATTTACAGTTGTTCAGAGAAGGCGATAAGAACGCTATACGACAAGAAGTCGGTCCCGCACCCGATTGGGCGAAACCTGCCGAAGTAGATAGTTATCTTAAACGTTTACGCTCACTCACGAACAAAGTACGTAAAGCACTTAAAGCGGAAGTAACGCCGAAGAAAGTACCGACCGAAGCGGAGAAGGCGGCAAAGTTAAAGGAAGCTTTAAAGAAGAAAAAGGCCACCCTACAAAAGCAACTGGACGAACGTCGTAAACGCTTTGGCGACGACATCGAATTAGAGCAAGCTCAAGACGCAGCTAAGAAACCAGTTAAGGAAGAAGACCCGGAAGTCAAAGACCTACAGGATCGCATTAAGTTTTACAATCAAGCGGAAGCTGAAGTAGCAACAGTCGAACGGCTGGAAGCTCAGTTAGCTCGCCTAGCCGACGTTGAAGGACGTGGGGTCATCTCTGAGCTAAAGGACGTTACTGCTCCTAAACCTACAGGACCGACTAAACCTTCCCAAGCAAGTATTATTCGAAAGAAGATAACCGCGTCCAAGAAACGGATGAGGGACAAGTTAAAGGATATAGAC